GCGGAATTCATATCAAAAGTTTCTGATAAACCGGTTTTATAGTTTGTCTGCAAGCCAATATATTTTTGCAGCATATTAGTAGGATCATAACATGGGTTGATGATTACTGACGGGATGCTAAGTTCGGAACCCATCTCTGCTGCCCAAAATCCACCAAGAGAAGTACCAACGATAACAGTATCATCTCGATCCACATCAGATAACTGTTCCGTCAAGTAACTATAGATCTCATTATACGTTGCAAGTGAGTTGTATGTTACACCAACAACTGTGCCTAGTTTTGACAGTGCTTTTACCTTTTCGTTATCAGGATCGAAAGCAGAATTGAAGCCGTGTAGATATACTATGTTAGTCATTTCGTTAGTCTCCTATAATAGTAACATATACCGATTCGGCATTTATGTCAACTACTAAAATCATTTTTCTGTCAACTACGATCATGCTAAAGCATTGACCGCTTGGTTCCGATGAAGCAGGAATACAAGAACATTGGTTCTTATCTAAGCAGTAATGTCTAGATGACGTCAACTACTTTTTAAAGATCGGTAGACTTGGTGTTCCCATTGCAGCTTTGAGATGTATCTCTCCATCCAATTCTCGGACATAGAAATATGGTCTCATTTTAGGGAATTTGTCATAGGTAAACTTGTCTTTAGCATCTAAGTTCTCAGGGCCGAATTTTTCTACCGTAAGAATATTGTCACCTGAAATTTTAGATAACTGCGCAGGTGTTATCAAGAATTTTTCAAGCTCATCCCAAGGGACGCTTTTAATCATTGTTGCTAGTGCAGGTCCTGATTTTTCCCCGTATGAAACTCCAAGAGAAGCTTTGTATATATCACCTACTACTTTTTTGCCGAGGTCTGAACCGTCAGTAGCAATTGCAACGCTCTTACGGCCACCTTTGTCCTTATAAAATGCAGCAGCTACAAGTCTATCGTCTTTTGTATATAGTTTCCAGAAAGGAATATTCTCGAGCATATCTTTCTTAGACGAAAATCCTTTGCCTTTTATAGCTCCAATAGGAGCATAGGACTTCTGCAATATATCCCAAGCTTGGTCCACCCATTGTTTTCTTTGATCTATAGAAGAAGAACCGATGAAATTTTTGTAATTTTCTGAGATGAATTTCTTGAATGTCAGCATTTAAGATCCTTTTTGTGATTATTTGTCAGGATCGAAATTTTAGTTGTTCCATAATTATCATTCTTTGATAATCATCCATCCAGAACCAATCTGATAGTTCTTGTTGCGTTCTCTTACAACCAACGCATATTCCATCCTCAAGTTTGCAAACTCGGATACACGGGCTAATAATTTTTGGCTTTGTTCTTTTCATGTTACTATTTATATTCAGGCAGCACTCACCGCCTGAACACGTGCATTAAACAGCCCTTGCTTGATCTTGTTGACATTTGATTCACCATTCGGAAACACGTCAGCAAACTTTACAGAACGATATGCATCAAACATGTCAGACAGAACGGTAACATGGTCAACACTGTTGGTTTCAGAACCCAGTCGACCGCGCTCATCAGCCATGCCAACATTAACCAGAACTTGAACGTTCTGTGGATCATTCAGAGCATTCATTGTGTCGAACATCTTCACAATGGTTTTTGCATTCATCTTATCCAGACGGTGCATGTTCATGTGAAAACGGGTAGCCCACATTGCACGATCACGCATCTTTGCAGGAACAGTCAACCGATTTGCAAAGTCACGAGCCATAGGTGCACCTTTCACATCGTGCCCATAGTGCTTGGGCAGTTCCGACCGAGGGGTAGCGCCTTTACCGATATCATGAACCAGACAAGCAAACCGAGACTCCAGATCAAAGCCCATTTCAGCAGCCTGAGTCAACACAAGAAGCGTATGTTCGAGCGCATCACCTTCTGGGTGGTAGCGCAGCGATTCCAGAGCTGTTTTCAGACGATACAGTTCTGGGAACAGCACATTCAGAACGTCACACTCTAGCAGTGTATCAAAGAACAGTCGAGGATAAGGTTCCATCAGAGCACGGCTCAATTCTTTCCAAACACGCTCAGGCGTCAGTTCATTCAGAACACCTGCACGGTTCATTTTGTAGATCAGGTCTTTTGTTTCCTGAGCAACAGTCCAGTCTGGTCCAAACCGCGCGCGAAACCGAGCCAGACGCAGAACTCGAACAGGATCTTCTGCAAAAGCATCAGTTGTGTGCCGCAGAACTTTGTTTCGGATATCTTCTTGACCGCCAAATGGGTCAATCACATGAACAATGCGTGTCTTCATATCATCAAAGATTTCGGTTGCCATACTGTTGATTGACAAATCACGCCTCGACAAATCGTCAGTAATTGATACCTCAGTCCCAAAATCAACAGCAAATCCATGATAACCAGAACCCTCTTTGCGTTCACGGCGAGCCAAGGCCCATTCGTTCCCGTTTTGGTCATGATAGACAGGAAAGTTCTGTGCCTCAATTTTCGTAAACGTGTTGCCGAATGGCCGAGCTTGCATCAGTGCTTCTTCTGTTGCACCTGTTACAACATAGTCAATATCTTTTGGATATTGACCCATCAGTTGATCTCGAACAGCTCCGCCTACGCGGTAGTATCGAATTGTCATTTGGTATCCTTTCCTCATAATTAGATACTATACCGATTCGGGTCTCGTGTCAACTATTCATTTGTCAAAATTTCTAAAATCGGGTGTAGGTGCCCGATCACAATATGACTCCATACCGATAGCACATCTAGGTGTATCAATAACATCGCTAATTGCATTGAAAGCATTAGGTGAGATCAAATAAATTGCCAAGATTAAAACACCACTTACTAAAAATAGTTTCATTACCACAAGTCCTCCGAATATAGATCACGTTCACTGACAGTTGTTTTGGGTTCCTGTCCAGCAATCCACGCAATGTGTTGTGCCTGAACACGATTAACAAACCGTCCCTCGCTCGTCAAGAATCCCTGACAGCAACACGTCAACGCGTAGTCAGATAAAATATCTTCGAGGGAGTGCAAAACTTGACCGTGCCTAGCGGGCTTGGGTAGACTAAATGTAACACCTTCCCATTGAATAGCTGCTGCTACAATTGACTCTTTTACCATCTGATTTCCCCCGCAAGAACACCGTGTTTATCGTCCTCTTCTTGATAGCCAATATTACGCCGAACTAAATCATCAAGTTGATTATCCAGAACATCATCGTTCCGATCTACTGCCTTCAAGAAGTTTTCCATGTAACATCTGATATTCTCTGCTCCCACCGGATTTTTACTATGTACAAGAAAATGGAAATCAGCAGGCAACTCATAATTTGCATTGATAATCAGATCACAGAGCCTCTTTGCAATCTCATAACCATTTGGCGTATTGTCACCGAGATCGTGGTCAAAACTTATCAATGATGGTAAGCCCAGACTAATCACAAGTTCCAAGACTTCTGACCAGTTCCTGGCAATGAACCAATCTTCATCACGATACATTGCTTGCTCTTGCCAAGTTCCCCATTTGACATCAATCGGGTCACGCTCGTCGTCTAGAAATAGATTATATCCCATGTTTAGATCCTCTATGAGAAGTTTTTGATATCTTGGAACCTTTTAGTTTGGTATAAATAGATCATATACCGATTCGGACTAGATGTCAACAGGAGTTTTTACAAAATGATCACCAATTATCTCAGTCCTCTTGAGTTTCGAGTAGTTATCAAGAGGCTACCAGCCGTTGAATTTTTCATTCAGAGAGCAATGTTGCCTAGCATCTCTGGGCAACCAACAGAAACATTGAACCCGTTTAACCGAACATTTAACGTACCTGACAAGTTAAACTTCAGTCCACTTGATCTTACATTTATCATAGACGAGAACATGCAAAACTACTTAGAGATTAGAAATTGGTTAAATGATATCACTGCTCCAAGAGACTTCGAGGAATATAAACGAATATCAAGCTCAGAAGAAGGTGTAGAATCAGATATTACAATACAGATTCTAAATAGCAATAAAAATTTAAATCTGAAAGCTTCATTCATAAATTGCTTTCCTATTAGTTTATCCGATGTTATGTTAGACACGACACAACAAGATGTTACATATCCCGAGGCTACTGCTACATTTCAGTATGAAAGCTTTTCTATTGAAAAAATAAGTAGTTGACAAATAAGCCTTTTTATAATAGAATGAACAAAATATGAATGAGGTATGTAATATGACACTAACACTTGAAGAATTAAATGAAATGTGGGTAAAAGATTCAAAGATCAATGAGGCAGATCTTGGAAATGAGGCACTCAAAATACCCAAGCTACATAATAGATACTACACTATATTTGTAAAGGAAATGTTACGGGTAAAGAAATATCGTGCTGATTTAAAAGAACTTGAACTCGCGAAGCATGAATATTATACAGGTACTATGGCAGAAGAAGACTTAAAGGCGCGCGGGTGGCGCCCCTATGCACTCAAGATTATGAAATCAGAGGTGTCTCGATATATTGATTCCGACCCGGATATTATCGAACTGAGTCTAAAAATCGACTATCATTATCAAATTGCTTCCTATTTAGAAGATATAATAAAACAGATTCACAGCCGTAACTTTATTATCAAAAGTGCACTGGACTGGGCAAAATTCCAATCAGGTGGATTTTAATTATGTGCATTACACAAAGATTAATAATTGAATATTCTTACTGTAAATAGGTGTATGTGGATCAGTGCTACAATATCAAATTATATTCACAAAAATAAAGAATAAATAGTTATGCAAGTGGCAGTGTATATTAACAAAATGGATTAGTACATGAGAGAAATAGTTAAAGTTGAACCAGTTGATGCTGTGCATATGAAGATATCTACAGATTCTGGTATAGCACAGGAACTTAAAAGCTATTTCTCTTTTCGACCAGAAAGATATCAGTTTTCACCCGCATATAAGAATAGAGTATGGGATGGTTACATATATCTTTTCAATCCATTCAAACCAATACTCTATGCAGGACTCATAGAATATCTAAAAAAGTTTTGCGATGATAGGGAATACGATCTAGAAATTGATAAAGATTTCAATCCAACAGAAAAGATACATGACGGCTACGTAGAAGAATTAGCCGAAGAACTTGAATTAAAGTTAAAGCCCAGAGACTATCAAATCGAGTATGTTTTAAATGCGCTTCGCAATAATAGATCACTTTCTTTAAGTCCTACTTCATCGGGCAAGTCTCTAATAATCTATCTAATTCAACAACATTACTATAGAGTTTACGGGCACAGAACATTAATTATTGTGCCTACTATTGGTCTTGTACATCAAATGGCTGGCGACTTTGTTGACTACGGTTGCGATCCCGATGAAATCTACAAGATTCAAGGTGGTGTGGATAAAAATACTAGAAAACCGATTGTTATAAGCACTTGGCAAAGTTTGGTCAAACAGCCTAAAGAATGGTTTGAACAGTTCCGTGTTGTTCTAGGCGATGAAGCACATTTGTATCAGGCAAAATCTCTTCAAACCATTATGTCAAAATTGGACGAGGCATATTATAGACACGGCTTTACAGGTACAATAAGTTCTGACTCGAAGGTAAACAGACTTATACTGGAAGGTGTATTCGGACCAATCCGTCGCTTTGTTACCACAAAAGACCTCATTGATCAAGGAACGGTTGCCAATTTTAACGTAAAGGCATTGGTGTTATCATATGATAAAGATACGAAAAAGGACTTTCGCGCTGCATTGAAGAAAACAGACAAGACAAAAAGATATGCTGCCGAAAGGGCATTTATCTTTGCAAATAACAAGCGCAATCTTTTCATTCGTAATCTTGTTTGGTCGCTTGACCAGACTAATAATCTGATTCTTTTTGATCAGATTGAGAACCAAGGAGATGTTCTAAAGGAACTTCTACAAAAAGAAGGTAGAATTCTTCACTATATACATGGAGGCACTTCCGGCGCCGAGCGCGAACGCCTTCGGCATATGATTGAAAATGATAATATAACCAAATTATTATTGTATTTTGGTTCAAAATCAATAGAAGTAAGCGAAAACGAAGAAATACCACTTAATAATGGAAAATTTATTAAAGCTAAAGATATAAATGAAGAACATGACATATCAGATTTTTGGATAAAATCAAGATTACAAATAGAATTGTAGGTCACGGAGTACCAGTCCCACCTACTCTACGTTGAAACTAATTTGAAGGAACGCAGCACATGTCTATTTATAAGGAAGTATATGATTTCTTTATCTACAAGCTAGGTAACCCAACATCCAAAGAAGCTCTAGAAGAATATATTTATTTTGTCATAGATAATCAAACTTCCAAAGCAATAAATGAAAATTATTGCGAAGACCATCATATAATACCAAGAAATATCAAAGAAAATAATTTAGTATTTACATTAGAATATAAAGATCATGTCAAAGCACACTTATTATTAGCTGAGGCATATCCTATACAAATGTTTACTATAACATTAAACTTTATGTTAAATAGAGATGAAAAGAAGGATAAAAATTATAGCAAATTGCATTCCGTTGCCGTTAGCAAATCTTGGGAAAAATTCAGATTAACGGCAAAATATCAACAATGGTTAGAAAAGCAAAAAATAAACGGTAAACGAGAAGAAAATATTAATCATATTACAAAAATGACACCTAAAGCTCAAGAATATATGTCGGATCCTATACTTAATGATATAAGAATTTCTAAAATAAAAGAATCGTGGACACCAGAAAAAAGGAAGCAAAAATCAGAAAATCTTATTGAATATAATCTAATTCATGGTACACAAAGATATACAGATGCTATGAATTATAGATGGCAGACCATGAGCGATGAAAAATATAAAGAATTCTGTGAGACTATGTCAATTGTAAATAAAGACGAAGAAAAAAGAAAAAAAGCAGGACAAAAGATAAAGGATAAATGGGAAAATAGCGAAGATTATAAAAATAAAATGAGAATAAGGCCTAAGAGAGGCCCGGGTACTGCTAAAGATAAAGAATCTGCTAATAATCCAGAATCTAAAATGAAAAAACTATTAAGTAGGAAAGTTTTTCATATACGTAAAAATATACCAAAAGAAATGTTGCCATTACTTGAAAACTTATCTAAAGAAGAAATAGCTGATCAGTATTCCATATATACCTCAAGATATTGGAATCAAAAGAAAACTCCAAATAATGAATTGAATAAAAGATTAGAAGTTCTTATAATCAAGAAATATAAGGAAAAATTCAAAATCAGAGGCTGCCGCATTACTGATAAAGGTTGGTATAGATTATCAATTACCAACCTTAAGAATATTATAATTATATACAGCAATAAATATGGTATTATACAAGAATATGAAACAGAAATAAGGAGAATACTAAATGAAACCAACTAAAATAGAAAGGAGGTTGCTGGCAAACAAGAGACACGACATTCTTGCTTCCAGCGGCGTCTTTCAGTACCGGTGTGAGTATCAAACGACTCGATAATGCAATTTTTACAGCAGCAGGAAAATCTGAAATCAGAACACTACAGTCTATAGGTAGAACTTTACGGAAAGGTAATGGGTCTGATGATGCAATACTGTATGACATTTCGGATGATCTTTCATCGGGGTCGTTTACCAACTATACACTGAAACATTTTAGATCAAGAATTGAAATGTATTCAAAAGAACAATTTCCTTTCAAGATTTACAATATCCAATTATAGATTTAACTATGGAATGAAGTATTCCATATTATGAATGATAATTCAATTATACCACATGTAGAACTCCTGTCAACCAAAAAATGCAGTGCTCACCAAATTTTTGTAGAACGGTGAGCACAGTTACTAAGTATTTCTTTTATTGACATTTTTATATAGTTGGTATATTATTAAAAGAAAAAGGGTTAGTTATGGCAAAAAGAATTAAGAAAAACTATGTAAACAATCGAGACTTTTTTGAAGCTTTGGTTGAGTATAAGAAACTATGCCAGGAAGCAGAAGATTGCGGTGATACAAAACCCGTAGTCCCTGACTACATTGCAAAATGTATATGGCAAATAGCAACAAGGTTGGCTTCAAGACCAAATTTTAGCGGATATCCGTATAAAGAAGATATGATTATGGACGGTGTTGAAAACTGTCTATTATATCTACACAGCTTCAATCCAGAAAAAACTGAAAATCCATTTGCATATTTTACACAGGTTATTTGGTATGCATTTCTGAGAAGAATTGACAAAGAAAAGAAGCAAATGTATATTCGATATAAATCATCACAATCTATGATTGCAACTGGCGGCACTTATGAAGGCGATGATGTATCACTATATTTGAATACAGATGTTGACTATATCAATAACTTCATACAAGACTACGAGGATAAGATCAACAAAAATAAGAATAAGAAAAAGGAAGAAGCAGATAATTCGGAGAGAGATGAATGAAACTTGCCCTTTTATCTGACTCTCACTTTGGCACAAGATCTGATTCAAAAATCTTTCTGGAACATCAAGCAAGGTTTTTTACAGAACAATTCTTTCCTTATATACAAGAACATAATATAGATACAATATTACATTTGGGCGATGTTTTTGACCGCCGCAAGTATATTAATTTCTATTCATTGAAACGTTCCCGTGAATTCTTCTTTGATGTGCTAAAAGATAGAAATATCAAAATGCACACAATACTTGGAAATCACGATACGGTATATACTAATACAAATAAAATAAATTCCGTTTCATTGCTTTTAAACGAATATCCGAATATAGAAGTGTATGAAGAAACACCTGTTGAATTGAGTTTTGGTTCTACAAACATTCTAATGTGCCCATGGTTAGTAAAAAATAACACTGAATCTGCACTTGAAATCATCAGAAAATCAAAGTCACATATTCTCTGTGGGCATTTTGATATTAAAGGATTTGAGATGATGAGAGGTGTTGTGAGCGACCACGGCTTCGATCACAAGCTCTTTAGTCACTTCGAAGCTGTGTACTCAGGTCATTACCATCACCAGTCACAATACGGCAATATAAAGTATCTAGGTGCTCAATATGAAATGAACTGGTCAGATTACGCGTGCAAAAAAGGCTTTCACGTTCTTGATACCGAAACAAGAGAGTTGACATTCATTGAAAATTGTAATAAGATATATCACAAGATAGACTACGATGATGCTGATTTGACAATTGATGACATTGCAAACCTAGACACTTCTGTACTCAAGGATTGCTTCGTTAAAGTCATCGTAAAGAATCGATCAAATCCATACTTATATGATATGTTTCTAAACAAACTAAATGAGTCTGGTGCTGCTGATATTAAATCAGTAGAGGATAAATTAAATCTTTCCTCGGGCGGAATAGATGAGTTATTAGAAGAAGCAAAAGACACTAAAGATATTCTACATTCCTACATTGACTCTGTAGAAACAAATGTTAATAAATCAAGAATCAAAAATCTTGTAGATGAACTTTACACGGAGGCTTTGAGTTTATGAACTATTACCATGTTGTGCTTGGGTCGAAGCACATTGATCTTATTCAGGCTTATTCGGAGAAACATGCAGTTCAGATAATAGAATATAAATTTGGCAATCCTAAACAATATTCAGAAAATCATAATTATAAAGCAGTGAGGGCATAAGTCAATGCATATTCAATTTACCAAGATTCGATATAAAAACATATTATCAGTAGGTAATCAGTTTATTGAACTTGCATTAGACTCGCATAAGACTTCACTTATTTCTGGCACTAACGGAAGCGGTAAATGTGTAAGAGGATCTACTGAAATAGACATCATATTTGATGATCCTGAAGTTCAAAAAAAGTTTCTAGATACGACAAAAAAGTAATATTCTATAGAAATACCGTTATCTCCTCTAATAAATGAAATAAAAAAAGGAGATAACGGTGGTTATGAAAAAACTTTCAAGAGATGAAAAACTTCAAAAAGTAATAGATGATATTTCAAACTGTCATCCTGATGTTATCCAACAAATAATGTCATTGGACCCAAATTTTGTTGAAGAATGTACGTTTGTAGGCTTGACAAAATATGTAAGAAAGGAGTTATTAAGAATAGAAGCTCCTTTGAATAGAAGTACTAAAGAATATTGGCTAAAAAGAGGTTGGTGTGAAGGAGAAGCAAAAATAAAATCTAAAGAAAGCGGTAAAAAGTTTAGGAAAAATTTTACATCTCCTTTTAGTAAAGAACACTGGATAAAAAAAGGGTATTCAGAAGAGGAAGCAGAATACATTAGAAATAGTAAAAGACCGATAAGAAAAGAATATTGGCTTGAAAGAGGTTATTCAGAAGAAGAATCTATTCTAAAAGCAAAACAGCAAAAAGATTCAAATAATAAGAAAGGTGCTGCAAAAGCCGGCGAAAGATCACTTGAAGATCACAGAAAAGATTCTCCTAGATGTATTGAGTTCTATATTGAAAGAGGATATTCTGAAAAAGAAGCAAAAGAAAAAGTTTATGATTTTCAGAATAACTTTACCATAGAAAGATGTATTGAAAGATATGGTATGGAAGAAGGTATTCGTAAATGGGAAGACAGACAAGAGAGATGGCAAAATACGCTCAAAAATAAACCTGAAAACGAAATATATGAAACAAATCGTAAAAAAGATTCATTTGGTCTAAAAAACTTTTCTAGCGTCGAAGAATACATCGAAACATTGAAAGAAAAGAGAGGTGTGAATGTTTTTGCTGATATTGATTCCTTTATGATATTTTTTGCACAAAAAATAAAGGAAAATCCTTACATGATTTATTGGACAATAGATAAAATAATGTCAATTATACCTAAAGTTCAAAAAGAAATAATAGACCCTAAAATACTTGAAAATAAAATAAAACCTCTTTTGAAATCAAAAGAAAAATATTTGATCAAAAAAACGGGTAAACAAGCATATCGGAAATGGGAAGATGAAGGACTTTTAAGAAGCTCATACGAAATCTATTTCTTTGAAACTTTCAAAAATATGTTCCCTGAAAAGAAGATAAAAATTGATAATTGTTATCCTAACTCAAACTTTAGATATGATTTTTTAGTAAACGATAATCTTTATATCGAGATAGCACCAGAATATGATACTAATGAAAGTTATAGATCTAAAATGGAAATGAAAGAAAAAGTTTTTGGGTGTATTATTTTGAAAACAATTCACGATATTGATGTTTTTTTGGAGAGTTTGAAGTGAAAGCAACAGTTGAGCAGATAGCAAAGTTCTATGATAAGCACCCCGAGTGTATTGGTAAGATCAAAGTAAATACAAGGTTCGGGTACAAGACAATTGAGTATGCTGATATTACTGCATATGATTCGCCGGTGTACGAAGTAAAAACTGAAACAGGGAGAACTATTTACACCTCACCCGATCACCGACTCTATGATGGTAATTGGATCAAAGTAAAAGATATCAACGCAACAGTTACAGCATTACACACTGAAAGCGGCCCTGAAGTCGTTTCTTCAGTACTAAAAATGAAACAAAAAGAAAATCTTTATGATCTTCAAGTTGAACAAGTAAAAGAGTTCTATGCCAATGGGTTTGTAAGCCATAACTCGACTATGATCGAAGCTATTACATTTGCAATTTTTGGTCGTCCGTTCCGTAAAATAAACAAACCGCAACTAGTTAATACAATAAACGGCAAAGACCTATTGGTAGAGTTGTATTTTACAATTGGTTCGGACAAATATCTTATTCGTAGAGGTATGAAACCCACGATATTCGAGATATGGAAAAATGATGAACTACTGAATAAAGATGCTGCGGCAAGGGATTATCAGGCATATCTAGAACAGACTATTGTGAAAATGAGTTTCAAATCATTTTCACAAATTGTTATATTAGGCAGTGCGACATATGTGCCGTTTATGGAACTTCCTACAGGTCAACGTAGAGAAATTATTGAAGACCTTTTAGATATTCAAGTATTCAGCACAATGAATACACTTCTAAAGGAACGTATTTCTGAAAACAAATTGATGATTTCGGAGAATAACTATCAAATAGATCTCTTAGAAGCCAAGATAGAATCGGCAAAGGATCATAACAAGGAAATTCAACGAATTAAGAAAACTGAGGTAGAAAAGATTAAATCAAAGATAGCTGATAATTTGATAAAAATTGAAAACGAAAAGAATTCTACCGAACAATATGAAGACCAAATAACACAATTGTCAACTACTATTTCCGATAAACCCAAACAAAAGAAGTTACAAGAGCAAGTAAAAACGTTGTTTCGTGACTTGGAATCAAAGACAAAGAGTTACAAGAAAGAAATTGATTTCTACTCTATGCACGACAACTGCCCGACTTGTAAACAAGGAATTGAACATGACTTTAAATCTGGTATTGTAACGGAGCGAACAGAAAAAACCAAAGAATTGGAAGACGGTATTGCCGATTTGAAAGTTAAATTGGATAAGGTAGAAAAACGTCTCCAGGAAATATCTGATGTTGAGGATGAGATTCAGAAGTTGCATAGCAAGGCAAACGAGCACAGACTTCAAATAAAAATGATCATGGATCATATGAAGACATATCGCAAGGAATTGGAGGAAGCTGAAAAGGAAGTAGAAGAAATAGATCAAACAAAGATCCTAGAATACTCGAGACAACTATCTGAAAAGAGAACTGAACAAACAGATTTGTATGAAAAACGAGAAACCCTAGGGATTGTTGCATCAATGCTCAAAGATGGTGGGATAAAAACAAGCATCATCAAAACATATATTCCTATCATGAATAAATTGATCAATCAGTATCTGTCTGAGTTTGAACTGTTTGTTGACTTCAATCTAGATGAGAACTTCAACGAGACAATCAAGAGCAGATTCCGGGATACATTCTCCTTTGCATCATTCTCAGAAGGTGAAAAGATGAGGATCAATTTGAGCATAATGTTCACGTGGAGAGCAGTTGCAAAACTTAGGAATTCTGTTTCTACCAATTTACTGTTCTTAGATGAAATTTTTGATGGACCGAGCGATTCCGATGGAGTTGAGGCAATGATTGAAATCCTTCATAAGACGCACACAAAAGATAACATTTTTGTTATCTCACACAGAGGTCACCAGTTTGGTGAGAAATTTGAAAATCATATCAGGTTCGAGAAAGTTAAGAACTTCACACAGCTCGCGGAATAGAATAGTTGACTTTTGCAGAGTTTGGGTATATGATATGGTAATACTATTTAATAGAGAGGTTATGAATGTCGCAATTTTACACGTCAGTCGAACGACACGGCAACAATATTTTATGGAGAGGCTACAATAACGGTCGCAGATTTGCCAAAAAAGTAAAATTTGAACCAACGCTGTTTCACCCGGCAAAACAGGAAACAGAATACAGATCTTTGATCGGCGAGAGGTTTCTTCAACGAAAAAAGTTCGATTCTATGGCAGATGCCAAGGACTATCTTGAACGATACAAAGATGTTTCAGGGCTTGAAATATACGGCAATACAAATTATGTAGCACAATTTATTCAGGAAAACTATCCCGGCAACGTTGACTTTGACATGAGCCAAATCAATATCTTCAATTTTGACATTGAGGTGGATATTTCTGATGGTTATCCAGACATGGAGACTGCGGATAAGGAAATTACGTCAATCGCCATTAAATCATCAAAGTCTGATACATACCATCTTCTAGGTCGCAAAGACTATGATAAAACCAAAACATTATCTGGTATTGACCCTGAGAATATTCAGTTTATGAAATTTGATACCGAAAAGGAACTGTTACGGCGCTTTATACAAATTTGGACTAACAACTATCCCGATATTGTAACAGGCTGGAACGTTGAATACTTTGACGTGATGTATGTTGTTACTCGTATCATTAGACTCTTTGGTGAGGCAAAGGCACAAGAATTGTCGCCTTGGGGTTTCATCAAAAAGGTAACAAAGGAAATCTTCAACAGAAAACAATCAACATACTCTATTTATGGTGTTGCGATTATCGACTACATGGATGCGTTCAAGAAGTTTGGTTACAAATATGGGACACAGGAATCGTATAAACTTGACCACATTGCCCATGTTGTCCTAGGCACGAAAAAACTCGACTATTCCGAATACGGTACTCTTACTGAATTATACAACAAAAACCCACAATTGTTTCTGGACTATAATCTTGTTGATACTCATCTAATTCAAAGAATGGAAGAGGAATCCGCGCTTCTGGCGCTTGTTCTTACAGTTGCATACGGCGGCGGTGTAAACTATTCAGATGCATTTGGTACTGTGGGTATATGGGAAACAATTATTTACAGAAAGTTGATGGAGAAGAAACTAGTACCTCCCGTAAAATCAGGGCCGGGTGAAAGTGCATCTCTTCTTGGCGGTCATGTAAAAGATCCAGTACCGGGTGTTTATGATTGGGTTGCTACTGTTGACCTTGCATCACTGTATCCTCACCTTATCATGCAATTTAACATGTCACCAGAAACATTTATTGCAGATAAAAAAGAATATGTGACTCAAGAGATGATTTTGAACGAAGGTTGGAGAAGCACTGACAACAGTGTATCTGTTGCACCTAATGGTGCTTGCTTTACTAATACAAAGTTGGGTATTATTCCCGAGATTATTGATAGTTTTTATATTGAAAGAAAGAAAACAAAAGATGAAATGTTATTTAATGAACAAAAATTGGTAAATTTATTAGAAATAAAGCGAAAAAGATCACTAAAAAAATAACTATATGGTGCTTTTGATAATAAATACTAATACTGATCGCGGAGGCCCATCCCATCAGTTCTATGCTATAACACAATAAAAGGAAGCACAGCATGAGTATTTATTTAGAAGTTTTAAAGTCTTTACCTCATAATAGTCGTGAACTATTACGATATGTAAAATTTATTGAAGACTGTATAAAGAAAAATAAAGAATCTACTGATAAATTGGTAGCACACCATATATGCCCTGAAGCGGGTGATATGTTCCCTCAATATGGTTCGTTAAAGAACTACCCTTGGAATAAAGCATTGCTTACGGATAGACAACATTACATAGCACATATGATGTTGTGGAAAATTTACAGAAATAGATCAATGACATTCGCGTTCAACATGATGAGTAACTTTGAGCAAATACATTATTCTAGTAGATTATATGAAAAACATAGAGAAGATTTTAGAAAATTCATTTCAGAATTGAATTCCAGACCGAGAACAGATTCAGAAAAGAAGATATTATCAGAGAAAATGAAAAACACAATATCGGTCTATGATATTAGAGATAAAGATAAAAGATTTTTTAGAATTAGTAAAAATGATCCAGAATATGATCCAACTTATCACATTTTTTATAGAATAGGATACAAACATAGTGAAGAAACCAAAGCTAAGATAGGAAGACCTGGTAAAAAATCTTGTTATCACCCAGTAACTAAACACCACACATATGTAATGGATAATAATTTACCCGAAGGTTGTGAGTGGGGAACACCTCCGGGTATATATACAGGCGATCATATTAAAGATACAGTATGGTGTTATGATCCTATAACAAAAGAACACATAAGAGTCAAAGAAGAACAAATACCAGATAATTATGTCAAAGGTAAATTTATGATATCAAATCCAGGTATTGATAAAGCAAATTCAATGCTAAATATTGTTGATCTAGAAAACAGAAAAGCGACAAAAGTTTTCCATATTGATAAGAAAATACATGGACCTGAATCGGGAGCTAGTACAGCTAAAACAATAGTCTACTTATTTGATAATAAAATATTTACAAATTGGATAAAACTAATTGACTTTGCACGTAATAAAGGTTATTATTTTGAAAAGAAATCAAAAGCTAAGGCTTCGGATATAGAACAAACTGTTGTCAAACAGGCGCATTTCAATTGTAAAAAAGGAGTGAAAGAATTTAGGATGAAATATGTAAATAAAACATACAGAGAATTAGGTCTAACCGCAATAGAACTAAAAGACTTTGACTTAGAATATCACAAAGATAAGGAGATTTATTGGTAATGAATAATGAATATGAACATCTTACAGATACGGAGTTGGATGAACTTATCTCTAATACTGAAAGAAAAATAGTTATGCTACATAATAAACAGATGTCCATCAAAATCCTTAAACATTCATGAGGCTTCACGAGGTGACTCGTGTCGAAAATTCCGTGAATTGCTGGAAAGCTAAGTGTTTTAACATATGCCAATCAGCAGCCAAGCCCGATAGGGAAGGTTCAGAGACTATCCTATAAGGAGTAGGGTTGTAAGCTAATGACAACTCGAAGCGCGGAACATCTTACACCAAGATGATGATATAGTCCGATACCCGTAGAAATACGGGAGGCAGCTTGCAACTGTCATAACATAAATGATGAATTCAGTCTTCGGCGCACTCGGGAATCGCTATTTCCTTTATTACATTAATGATGTTGCAGAAGCAATCACTACAGCAGGTCAAGTAGCAATCAAGAAATCTGAACAAGTAATCAACAGATACCTAAACTCCGTAATGAAAACAGATTCAGTAGACTATGTTCTTTACTGTGATACTGACAGTGCATTTTTTAGGTTGGATATGCTAATCGAAAAAGTATTTGGAACAAAAAATATTACCAATGACCAAGCCGAAAACTTTATTGATAAAGTATGTAAAGAAAAAATAGAACCGGAAATTGCAAAAGGTTATGAAGAACTAGCAGAACAGCTTACTGTATACCGAAATGCGATGACCATGAAAAGAGAGAAAATATGTAACAAACTTATAATGTGTCTACACCCTGATAGTAAAGTATTCGGTGGGGTAGTATCAATAGAAGAAGCATATAATAGAAAGATGTTTGGTCAACTTGAATCGTACAATGTCCATGGTATGCATAAAGAAAATGATCTATGTATAGATGTAAATAGAAAATGGTTTAAAGGTAGTTTGATAGTTATTGAAACAGGGGAAGGAAATGTTATAAAACTCACCCCTGATCATTTGGTATTGGTAAAACAAATTGATTCTCAACCTATTTGGAAAAGAGCGGATGAACTTCTTCCTACTGACCAATTAGTACTAGAAAGTTGATTATTTTTTCGTGTTTCATTTATATTTTTTGATAAATAGAAAAAAAGGAGATGTAAATGAAAATAGAAAAAATACCTTCTAAAATAGGTGCAAAAGATTTAAAGAAAAACTATCCTGATCTATATAGCTATATAGAAGATTTACTAAAAACACCTGAATTTGAAGATATACCACATGTAAGTTCTTTTCTTAAGGTATATCTAAGAATAAGAAGTTTGTCTAGAGAGATGACATGTAGTATTTGTGGTAGTAAATATGACCCATATAAAGGGAGAGTAGATAGTTGTTCGCGTAAGTGTTCTAGTAAAATAAATTGGCAAAATAATAGAGATAATATTGAAAATGGTTTGAATAAATCAATAGATTCTAGATTAGAAAAAGATCCTAGATATTTTTCTAAAATGTCAAAAAGATCCTATCAAACTAGAAAATCAGTTTACACAGAAGATGAACTTAAAAAGCAATACGAGACTATTACTGAAAAAAGAGTCAATAAAATGTTATTGAATAAGAGTAATAAAGAAAAAGACTTTGTTACTAGATTACAAAATATAGATAATATACATAATGTTATTATAAAATTTGTGAATATTTATTCAGTACAATACAAAACTTATTGTAAGTATATCAAGTTTCTAACCGAATGTGGTATTGATACCACATTCGAGCCTTCTTATACTGATTTTCATATTATTAAAGGTAAAGTAAATACATGTTTAAAATGTGGTAAACTAATAATAGGTCGACTCCCTGGAGAATATATATTCTGTTCTAAAAAATGTGCATCAAAACATTATTCAAATATCGACAGTGTTAGAATAACAAAATCAATAAAGTCAAAAGAAGCATGGAAAAATGGTGAATACAGAGAAAAAGTATTGGGAGGAAGAGATTACAAAGAATGGTCTGAAAAGATGTTAAATACCTTAGGTGTTGAAGGTAGAATACTTAGATCTGAAGCAGCGATAAAAACAAAACTCGAAAGAGGTTTGATATCAGAAGTAACAGATGAATATAAGAAATATAAAACACACAATCCTGAAATGAATCTAAAAAGATCTCGCAGAATACACTTAGATCACATATTCCCTATACAAAAAGGGTACATTTATAATGTACCGCCCGAGGAAATCGGTAATATCAAAAATTTAAGATTAATACCTTACAATAAAAATATAAGCAAAGGTAATAAAATACTACTTGAAGAAATGAATGAATACACAGGAGATTTAATTGCTAAATATATCGAGTGAATACTATGAAGGTTATGTTTATGATCTTTCTATAAAGAAAAATCACAACTTTTTTGCTAATGGAATATTGGTTCATAACTGTGCTAAAAAAAGGTATATAGCGAATGTGCTTAATAATGAAGGTGTGCATTATGAAACACCAAAGATTTCGGTTACTGGTATAGAATCTGTCCGATCATCAACACCCGAGATCTGCCGTGATAAAATGAAGGAAGCTTTCAAGGTTATTATGAATGGCACTGAGGAACAAACTCAAGAGTTCATTGAGGAATTCCGCAAGGAATTCAAACAACTGCCGATTGAAGATATTTCAAAAATCTCTGGTACTGATGATCTTGAAAAATATGTAGATTCTAAATCAATATATAAAAAGGGTTGCCCAATTCATGTTCGTGGTTGTCTGCTTTACAATGACTTCCTGCTGAAAAAGAAACTAGGGCATAAATATGAAAAAATACAATCTGGTGACAAGATCAAATTCATTTATCTCAAGACACCAAATCCACTTAGGGAAAACATCATTTCGTTTGTGGGTACGCTCCCTAAAGAGTTTGGGCTTGAACAATATGTTGATTATGATCTTCAATTTGAAAAGGTATTTCTTACTCCTGTTCGAAACATCTTGGACGCAATAAATTGGTCGCCTGAGAAACTAGATACATTGGAATCATTCTTTGGATAAGGGAACTAACATGAAAGAATATAAAGTAGATACATCAGCAGAATACGATGATTTTGTTGGGTTTACATCAGAAGATAATTTACCCAACAATGGGCTTGCAGAATTATTGGATATGAGTGAAGAATATAAGCCTAGTGTAAAGCCAAAGTCAGTAGACCCAGAATTCCCTGAGCCTTGGCAAGATATCTATGTGAACTTCAATAATCTTGATGAATATGCAAGATTCATGAAACTCATTGGTGAGGTGGCTCACCCTAAGCTAAAGGAATTCGTGTATAACCCAAATGGGGAAGAAACAAGTATTATGGACTTTTTTGAGGGAGTACATTAATCATGATTGCAATTCAAAGTGTAGAAGATCTACAAAACGATTGGCGTAATCAATATGCTCAGTGGTGGCATGCTGGTATGCCAAGTTATCGGTCAAAGAATACTGAACCGTGGAAGCAGATTAGAATCAAATTTAGAACCATGGAAGATAGAAAACATTTTGCTGAAAAATTAGGCTACAATCTCACAGAGAAAACAAATAGTGTGTGGTATCCTGTAAAAACTCCTGAAAAGAACAGTATGAATCGGTACATTGGTGATTGACTTTCCGTCTAAATAGGTATATTATGGCACAAATTGAAATTACAGGAGTAAACTATGGATGATGAACTAATTATACGAAATGATGGTTTCAAGGCTAAACCTACAAGATACCCAATTTATATTATTTCAAAGGGCCGTGCAGACTATGGTCCGCA